GTTTGCCAAAGGCTTTGACAAATGGCGTGCTGTCTAAAGATTTTGACGGCGATCAAATCTGGGAAATTTTGTCAGACTTATTGCTTAACACTTGGGCAGAAGTACCAGCAGCTGAAACATGGGCAGATTACGACCCAACAACAACATGGGCAACAGCAGAAAACGTTGGGCTGGGCGAGATTGACCGCCCTGGTGATTATGAGCTTGCTGCACGATCTAGTGAACGCACCGACGTTTATTCTTTGGTGTCGAAACTTGCAACGTCAGGTCTTGGCTACATTTACGAGGACGCCTTTGGTCGCATCTCATACGCTGATGCAACACACCGCAGTTTGTACTTGTCAAACAATGGTTATGTACAGCTGACAGCCAACCAAGCACGCGCAGCTGGTTTGCGCGTCGAAACCAGAGCAGGCGACGTACGCAATAACCTGACTATCCAATACGGTGCAACCAGCAGTGCAGAGCAAAGTGCCAGCGACGCCGACTCGATTTTGCAATACGGCACGTTGTCTCAGATCATTTCGACAACCTTGCACAACTCAGCTGATGCAACCCAGCAAGCCAATTTTTACCTTGCATTGCGCAAAACACCGCAAGCAATCTTTAGTGAGATCACGTTTGACCTGACAAACCCAGAGCTAGACAACAGCGACCGTGACAACCTCATTGGCGTGTTTATGGGTGAGGCAGTAGCAATCAATGACCTACCAGCGAACATGGGCGGTATCTTTCAAGGCTTTGTTGAGGGCTGGTCATTTCAGGCGTCGTACAACCAACTCTCGATCACTCTTAACATTTCACCAACGGCTTACTCATTGCAGGCTTTGCAATGGGACGAAATCTCAGCTGCATTTACTTGGTCGGGCGTGTCGCCAACACTCGACTGGGCACGTGCGACAATTATCACCTAAGAAGGAGAAAACATGGCAAACCCAACGTCGAATTTTAACTGGCAAATGCCAACAGCGAGTGATCTCGTAACGGACTTGCCTGCCGATTTTGAGGTATTTGGACAAGCTGTTGACACATCACTAGCTGATCTCAAAGGCGGCACAACTGGACAGGTTTTGTCTAAGGCGTCAAACACCAACATGGATTTCACATGGGTGACAACTGACGACGCAAATGCAATTCAAAATTCAATTGTTGACGCGAAAGGCGACATTGTTGCAGCAAGCGCAAACGACACACCTGCCCGCCTAGCAGTAGGCAACAACGGTGAGACACTCGTAGCAGATAGTTCCACCTCAACAGGCTTGCGCTATACGGCTGGAACAGTCCAAGCCAATCCAGTTCTAAACTCAGCAATGCAAATTGCACAAAGAGGAACATCTTTTACTGTAACTGCTGGACTTTATACTTTAGATCGCTGGCAAGGTTATCGAGGCGTTGCAGGTTCAACAATTACACGCCAAAACACAAGCGATACTACAAACCTACCAAACATCCAGTATTGTGCGCGTGTAGCCAGAAATAGCGGAAATACTGCAACTAACTCAATTTTATTCACACAAGATTTTGAGACAGTCAATTCAATTCCTTATGCTGGCAAAACTGTGACACTTTCATTTTATGCGAGAGCAGGTGCAAATTATTCTGCAACAAGCAGCATTTTGTATGGTGCAATCATTACAGGCACAGGCACAGATCAAAACAATACAACAGGTTCATACACGGGTGCCGCCCAATCGTTAGGCGCAAATGTCAATTTAACAACTACTTGGCAGAGATTTACAATGACTGGAACAATTCCGACAACTTCGACAGAAATGGAAGTCAAGTTCGCTTTTGATCCAACAGGTACGGCTGGGGCTAATGACTACTTTGAGATAACAGGCGTACAGATTGACATTGGCAGCGTGGCACTACCTTTCCGCACTTATGCAGCAACACTTCAAGGAGAATTAGCCGCTTGTCAAAGGTATTACATCCGCTTTGGTGCTAGTGGCGGTTTAACGACTGGGGCTTATTCCACTTATGGAAACGGATACATTGTTTCCACAACTGACTCATCATTTCCTGTTCAGTATCCAGTCCAAATGAGAACACTTGCAACCAGTGTTGATTATGCAAACCTTGCTATCCAAGATTTTGCTGCTGGTGTTATTGCTGTTTCAGCGGTTGCGTTGAATACAGGATTTAATAGTGTTACGCAGTCAACACTTTCAGCCACAATTTCAGGCGGTACGGCTGGACGAGGCGCAAAGATACTTAACAACAACAACACATCAGGCTATCTCGGATTTAGTGCGGAGTTATAAAAATGGATAATGTCACTTTCATAACAATCAACGAAGTAGAACACGCAATTATTGACCGAGGCAACGGAGAGTTCACTTCGATGCCTAAAGAGTATTACGACAAGCAGCAAGCGGAACAATCCACACCAATTGTGACGGCTGATGAGTAATTATCCGCAGGGCACAAATGCTCGCTTGATCGAGGTTGCAGCTGCTGAGGTTGGAACAATTGAGGAAGGCGACAACCTTACAAAGTACGGCAAATTTACAAAAGCAGACGGTTTGCCGTGGTGTGGTTCATTTGTCAATTGGTGTGCAGATCAAGCTGGAGTCAAAATCCACAGCGTTGTTGGCACAGCTGTTGGCGCACATAAATTTAAGGAAATGCAACGCTGGTCAACTATGCCTCAGCTTGGCTACTTGGCTTTCATGGACTTTCCACATGACGGCGTAGATCGTATTTCACACATTGGCATTGTTGTAGGACTCATTGACACAAAGACATGTTTGACCATTGAAGGCAATACGTCTGGGACAGGCGATCAACGCAATGGTGGCATGGTTATGGTCAAGGTCAGATCGTACGGAGAGGGCAAGGAGATCGTCGGTTTTGGCATACCTAAATTTGTGCCATACAAGGGCGAATTTCCACAGGTAGATGCACCAGCTGCAAAAGCAGCCGCAGTCAAAAAGGAGAGCAAAAAATGGAACAAGCAAAAGCCGTAGCAGCCTCATGGGCGCGCTCATTTCTGGCAGCTGCACTTGCCTTATACATGGCAGGCGTGACTGACCCAAAGACATTGGCAATGGCAGGGGCAGCAGCTGTTGCACCAGTGATCCTGCGCTGGCTTAATCCAAATGACAAAAGTTTTGGCAACTTGGGGAAGTAGCCAGAAACTTGCGGCGGCAGGGTTGGTTTGGGCACTTGCACTAATCCTGTCCGCTTGCGGGTATCAAGGCTGGACGCGCTATGAGTGTCAAGAATTCGACAACTGGTCAAAAGCGGAGTGTCAGAAACCGCAATGCCTCCCAACTGGAACATGCACTGACGACCTACTTGGCATTGACCCGTGATAAGCCAGCACGACGCAAATCACCAGAGGAAATACACGCACAGCTAATCCTGATTATTGGGGCAACACTAGCTGCGGTGTTTTTGGTTGTGACCGTTGGCATTACCTATGCACTTATCTTTGTCACACAGCCAATTGGGGCACAAGCACCCAATGACGCTGCATTTATTGACTTACTTAAAACACTAGCGATCTTTCTTACAGGCTCGCTCGGCGGTGTGCTGGCTGGCAATGGACTCAAATCTAAGCAAAAGCCACAGGACACGCCGACAAACACGCAAGGTTCTTGACCGCGCGCCAATCATGCGTCACCCTGAGTTCAGGTGGTAACACTTACCGCCTAGAAATCGGGAGAATTCTAAATGGTACTTGATCTATTAGACCCAGAGACTTTGGGTCGTTTGGTTGGCGTAATCTTTCTTATGGTGCTCGGCGGTGCAGCTGGTTATGCCAAAGGCTTTAAGGAAGGCAAGCGCGAAGGCATGGCACGTCGTAAGGCGATTAGCCGTCACATCTCAAACAAGGTGGCTGACTAATGGCATTTCTAGATAACTACGAGGGCAACAAAGAGCGCACAGATCGCTGGATAGCAACATACCCAGAAGGTCGTTTGCAGGCACACATTGTCGAGTTCAATGCTGAGAAAGGCTACATACTCGTACAGGCTAAAGCTTGGCGCAATCAGTCAGAGATCGAGCCAGCAGGCATTGATTACGCATACGGCTTTATTGCAGCTTACAACCCAAACATGAAACGCTGGTTTGTTGAGGACACAACGACCTCAGCTTTGATGCGCGTCATGGCGTTGGTCATGGGCGGGACAGAAAAGGCAACTCGCGAAACAATGGAACAGGTCGAGAAGCTATCAAAAAAGGTTGCCACAGCTGATGTCAAGGCTGATTATGACTATTGGACAACAAAGCACGGCGACGTGCCTAGTTACGCCACAGCAGCAGAAGCCGAGCAATCAGGCATACCGTCGCTTGGTTCATCAATAGACGAAATCGCAAACCAATTGGGCGGTCAACTGGTCGAGGAAAAGCCACGTTGCGAACACGGCACACGCGTTTGGAAAACAGGCGAGTCAGCCAAAACTGGTAAAGCCTGGGGCGGGTATTTCTGCACCGAGAAAGCCAAAGCAAACCAGTGTGAGCCTGTTTGGTATCAACTAGGCAGCACAGGTCAGTGGGTCGTGCGTTTGCCATGAGTGACTACATGGAGATGATCGACGTCAAAACAATGATGTGCAAGCTGCTTTGCAATGGCGAAGTGGTTGCTGAGTACAAAGTAGAGCAGTGTGACAAATGCTCACAGATTACAAAGCTTGACTCATTTGGCTACCAAAAAGGCTATGACGCACGTGAGAAAGTCATTTGGTTTTGCGGTGGTTGCCGTTGAAAATCAAGCTCACAGCAAATGAAATGTGTGTGTGCATGGTTGCAGCTGTCAAGATCACCAGCGACAAAGGCGACTTGCTAGAGTCAAAAGGTCATTACAACGAAACATCATTTATGACTTATTTGGCAGAATTAGCTGAGTCAATTGGTAGTGAGTGGGCAGTAGCCAAATACTTTGGTTTGCCATTTGACCCATTTGAGGACAAAGGCAAGGTCAAGGCTGATGTTGGCGCAGCTATCGAGGTGCGCTGGACAAAGTATGAGCTGGGTCAACTGATCGTCTATGAGTACGACAGACCCAATGACATTGCTGTGCTAGTAACAGGCACAGCACCCAACTACTACATAGCAGGCTGGATACCAGTCACAATGGCACAGAAGCCACGATACCGACACAGCAAGCAACCGACTTGGTGGGTCACACAAATTAACCTGCAACCTATTGAGAATTTGAGGAAATCCAATTATGGAACAAGTGCAATTTGAGTGCCGCATTTGTAAAAAGGTGACACGGCAGCTCGTACATAAGATCACAGACAACTTGCCACAAGGCGTCGAGGTTATTCAATGCACCAAGTGCGAGGTTATGGGTGTTGCCCAGATAGGAGGCACAGATGCCGACGTATGAGTATCAATGTGTATCGTGCAACATCAGCTACGAAATTACAGAGAAGCTTGCAGAACACACAACACCGTATTGCTGTGGGTTCATGATGCGTCAAATTTACGGTGCGCCAGCAATCGTATTTAAGGGTAAAGGTTGGGCGGGTAAGTCATGAAGTTATCCACAGAGGTTATGCACAGGCTGTGCGCAACGCCCAACAGCACGCTCAATAACCTGTTAACCTTGACAGGCTTGGTACGCTGGTTTCGCTTGAAGCGAGCCGCTGAGGCGGATAGCTCGCAAGGGCGCAATCGGCTAATGGGCAAGGTCTATGCCATTGCGGCATTGCTTTCAATAACGACAACACTCGAAGCAAATGCAGCTAACTATTCAATAGATCACTTGAAACTTTATTCGCACAGTCGTTTGCTGGACTGGAAAGAGTTTCAATGTTTCAACAAAATCATTACCAAAGAAAGTCGCTGGTCATACACAGCACGCAATGGAAGTCACTATGGTCTAGGACAAATGAGGTCTAAGCACTATCGTG